CCTGCTGGACCTTGAAGCGTAGCAACACCATCCTCACAAATCATGTCGTCATCCAACGTGGCGCGCATGATTGGTAGGGGGTCGTGGTTAATCATCTGGTATCGGTTGAGGGTGGTGTCAAAATAAGCCATAATGCGCCAGCCCTTGGGGACTGGATACATCGCATTACTCCACACCTTGACCTTGTAACCCTCCTTCTCGCACTCTTTATCGCATTCGATTGGGTCACCATCGTAATCATACTGTTCCTGGTCTCTATAGAGAATAGCATTGGCACACTGCTCAGGGCACAGGTGTTCGATTAGCTCTAGCTTCACAATCTTCATTGGGCTAGGGGCGGTCCAAACGTGGCGCTTGTAATCCCAGCGCAGGTCAACTGGACCACACATCCACTTCTGTGGTTTACGCAACCAGTCCTGCTCAAACTTCATCTTGGGATTGTTGGGGTAGTCCAAAGACTCATTTGGAACAGGCTTGTTATCAATATCAAATCCCCAACCAGCCAATACCAACGGACCACGCAACGCCACGCCACGATACCAGTGTTTCTGACTGTAGTTGTCACCAGGATGACGAACACTCATATGCGTAGGATACACGCCATCACGAGCAATGTACTCAATATCGTGACCAACAGACGTATCAGGACTCTTGGTCATGCAAATACCACCGTTGCTCCAACCAGCGCTACCAGGACTCATCGACCGACCTTTAGCAAGGAAGGGAGATAGGGTGGCTACATTGATTGGTAGGTGTTGTTCTTTACAGAATATGGGTGGTACTTGCTCATGTGAGAAGTAATCCACATTGTTGGTCATATACGAACCCTCGCCCTTGGGACAACCACCAGGGGGCGGGAATTTTGCCACTCCATCTTCGGTTTCACATGAATTCCCAGTGAGTACCTTGTCCTTATTTGTCTCATTCCTGTAGTGAGGCATAAAGTAGGCATCGTCTAGCGCTGCCTTGTGGGCGTGTGGAAGTGTGGAAAAACCACGGAACATGCCCTGGGCTTCCATGTACGCTCGTCGTCGATAGTAGTGGGGACTGTCCGCGCGGAGCGTATAAAGGTCTTTCTTGCTCTCGCTCTGCGTGGCCACGCTCTGTGCCCAAGGCTCGTCGTCTTGGGACGATTCCTCATAATTCGCTGGAGCTTGAACCGTGATGGTCTCATCTTGACGGGTGTGAAAATGCTGCACCTCTTGAAGCGGACCAGTATTCAGTGCAGGACCAGACGGGTCACGAAACGCCTGACCCCCCATCATGTCGTGAGAAGAACTCCCAGACAAACCGTGTGAAGTTTTCCACTGTAGCAACTGCTGTTCAATCGGCCTATCCCACTCATTACGCAAGCGGCCTAACGTGTACTTGCGGAACATACGCTCAGCCTTAATTGCAACCTTCGCGCTATGACGAATCTGTTGCAGTCTAGTCAAAGCTAACTTGCCTTGGTCTGGTGTGTGTGTGCGCATCCTATATGTGGTCAACACCGCACCGTTGCCACGACCAATTTGTACGTCAATATGAGATACAATGGGTCCACCAGCAGCAATTAGGCTTCCCAATGAACCAACAGGAGCGCCTGGAACCGTAATGTCACCCATTTCAACTACGTACTTATCACCAAGCATGGCGCTGGCCGTGCTGTATGCCACCCAGTCCATGAGTGCCCAGCTACCAAAGTGCCATGGAGCAAAACCAGCCTCGCGCTGGTATTCAGTCTTCCCCTTGTCGCTGCCACCAAACAAAGCGCCACCAATTCCAAAGTCATAGCCTGGAAAGTCAGCCTCTTTAGCAAACCAGGGGCCATACACCAAACGCTTGCTCTGTAGTGGAACACACGCAGCAATTGGCTGTAGATATGGGTCCATCATACCTAACGCAAACTTGTCGTTAGATATGCTCTTAACCGCTTGCATATATGCGTTCTTGTCTTTGTTATGCAGATGACCAGTGAAGGCAAATCCCAGCAACCATTCTGGACGCACGTCATACGGATTGTACTGCTGAATAGGACCGCTGGTCTTGATAACAGCACGAGCGTCATCAGGACCAACCCAGACAATGCCACCATCAGCCGAAGCGCGCACAAACACATTGTACGGATTGAGAGCAAAGTAATCCTTCTTGCTCAAGTTATCCAGAATCATGGGGCGCTCACTGGTGTACTTCACGAAGCATTCAATCTTGCCATCGTCAGCACGAAACTGGTCGAGCATCCAGTGCGGATTAGGTAGCCCCAGAACAGGCCACTCGGTCCAACCACTGTCAGACGTTTCCCAATTGGTCTCTAGCGTCCACGGCGTGTCAGAGTTGTATCGTGTGCAGAGCCATGGCAAACGAACCATGAACTGACGACCATAAAACTCCTGGGCGAACTTGCGCACAAAGTCATACAGCTTGCCGTTCTTTAACAACTGCTCGTCATCAATAGCCCCAAGGTTAATTGCGCTAGCGCGGTCCCAATTGACAGTAGCCACATTTTTAACAGCATGCTCATCAGCCTTCGTGGCTGTCGCCAATGCAAAACCCATAGCAAGGTCATCAGTAATCTGACCAAGTTCATCTAACCACCGTACTGCAATCTCAGACTGACCCATCACTTGGTCATACTTCTCCCGCTCAAACTGGTAAAGCCATGCTTCCCAGTGACCCTGGCTAACCAGCGCGGCATTCAATTCAAATAGGGTAATGTCCCACTCATCAACGCCAATGCCCAGGTGGTCAGTCTTAGCAACAAAGTGGTGGCCGTAATCAAGGTCGTCTTTTTCTGCTGGCAACGTACCATCAGAACATTCCTCACCAATAATGACGGTCCCATCTGGGTTCTTGCCCCAGTATGGCCAGATGGTGCCATATCCCATACACTCATCTTGGTCTTCTGGTTCATCATACGCAACCTGCCAAATTTCCTGACGGAATTCACCAGTCAAGAAAGCATTGGTAGTATCGAGTTTCAATTCCAGACCGCGACCCTGACGATGAACACAGCTTGAGGCCGCAATAGTAGAACCAATGGTGCCTAGGCTTAGACGAGCATCAATGTGAGAACCACAGGCAGCATCAACCAACTCAGCGGACTCATCGAAAGCCTGCCACGAACCATTGCTGGTACGAACCTTAATGATACTACTTGCCACACCACCACACGGCGCACCAACAGTAATAAGGTCGTAGAAATAATCCACGCCGCCCATACTACATACTTGAGCAATCAAATCCTCAAGGGACTTGTTTTCACCACTTATGCGTACTTCACCATTAAGCAAGGGAAGCTCAGATAGGTCAAATAGGTATGTGGAACCCCTGAACGTCATGGGGGAACCATACGCGCCGCCACCACCGTTGAGGATTGCCCCCAATGCGTTTAGAATCAACTGCCAAGGGATACCTACCTCGTTATTGAATGCACCACCAAAGCCGGGGGCGGGAGGATAGGTAAGATTGGAGCCCAAACCAGGGATAACTTCACCAGTATATCCAGCTTCGACACAAGGATTCCCTAGTGTTGCTTCCAACCAACCATAGACGTTGGCAAGATTCGGTACACCATACGTAGGACCGTTGTAGCTACTCAAAATGACCTGACAACCCTCAATGATTTCACGAGGGCTGATTATGTTCACCGTATAGCTCTTAGCACCCGTTGCGGAGTCGTTCTGCTTCCAGTTCTGTAGCAAACCTCCATGCGTAAAGCCACCCATGCTGAACAACACTGGACAGCCGACCCCCGGAGGATTGAAGAAGTCACCATTGCATAAGTCTTCAACAAGCTCTACTTGCAGACCGCCACCAGTACCATTCCAATCTACCTGCGCAGAAAAACGCTGAACGCTGGCACCTAAGAATCTGGTTTGAACAAATGGTGTTCCATTACTACCACAACAAACTGACATGCTTTACTCCTTAACAACATTCACATATAAATGTGACGGTCCTGGTGTACCTACCGCTGCGCGGGTTCCACGATTCGGTATCTCTTTCAGTGTACGTTCCATAAGAATCTGAACAACATCCTACCGCACTTATTATACCCTGGACATCGCTCTCAAGTCCACTAGGTTTTGCCATTGAACACCCACATTCTTTAGCGTAGGTCAAATCAATCGCCACCGTACACTTCTCAACCGTTTGTGTGCCCTTGTATTGCACAATCGGACCACAGGTTCTACCCAAAATGGGCACAATCGCAACAACGTCGGCTGGAAATTCCTTGGTGATATTGATAGACTCTTTCAATACACCTTCAATGCATGTATTGCAGCACTGATAAGTGTATGAGTAAGTAATCTGACCATTTTTTTTGTTTCTTGTAACGGTAGTTGTACGTAAAGCTACCGTCTGAGAACAATAGTCTTGTGCATCGGCCTCTAGCGTTGATTGAATTGTCGTCCAGGCATTTTCACCAGTCGTAACCATGCCATCAACGCCTGTATCTGGGTCACAGTATGGAATAATAGTGCCACTTAATGTAACCTCAGTACAACAATCCTGGTCATCAGTCTTTGTCGTAACCGTTTGCTCATGCTCATAGCCATCAGTGCAGTCCTTGAACTCATACGAGAACCGAACAGTTCCGTTTTTCTCATTGCGCGAAACACGAGACGAGGACAAACAGCCATAGGTCGAGTAGTCGCTGGGCAAATGGTCAGACTGATACAGGGCTTCCGCCGCTGCCGCTGCACCACCAGCCAAGTAACACGCGCCCTTAATCTCACCCTCGATAGAGTATGACGCTTCGTCACACGTAGACTGGTCGTACATCTCAGTAATAGTTACATTACTGGTTGCATCACACTCAGTCGTATATGTGTAGGTTTCACGAATGTTGCCGCGCGTCTTATTGATGTTTCGCTTCCACGACAAACGACATGAACCACTTGGAGCATGGCTATCGGCATCCACAGACGCCAAAGCCGTTTCAGCACTAGCGAGCATGGTGGCACTATCACAACCGGTGCCCTGCACGCTTAACTCCACGCTTGACAGCGTCTCTTCACAGTTCTCTGGACCGTTGTTCAAATCCACCACAATCTCAACAAGACCAGGGCCGCAATCGTTATCCCATTCGTAGTTATAACTGACCGTGTTGTTCTTGCTATCGGTCGTAACCGACTTGCGTTTCAATTCACAGCATGAGTCGCCTTGGCAATTGTAGACCGATGGGTCAGGCGCAGCCGGGGTTTCGCCATCACAAGGACCACGAATGGTGCCCTCAACAGAGTAAGTAGACTTGCTTTCACCACCCGTCTTCAAATCGCCACAAGTCCAACCAACCGTAATTCGTTCTTCCTGAATTACACCGTCAACAAATTCATCTGTGAATTCACAAGAGAAGCTGATAGTTCCATCACGCTCATTTTCCGTGTACGAACTGCGTGTTTGCGTAAGCGTACCGGTGCCACCCCATGTAGCATAAACAGCCTCGGCTTCATCTGAACAAGAAATGGCCTCATAAGCTAATGTAGCATTTTCCAGCTTTGTTGTTTCACAATCACAAGTATGGCCCTGAATCTCACCCTGAATACTAACAGTAGCCGCACATCGCTCAACATACGATTCTTCGACACTTCTAGTAATAGAAACTTCGGCGTCGGGGTCAGCATCACTAAACTCATAGCTAAACTGCGCCACTCGCACAGCCTCACCATGGGCATCCGTCCAAGATAAATCCTCCCCTCGTTGCTCAGTCGTATTGGTAATGGATTTGTTAACTGGACATGAACCCAGTGTTCCACACCCACCATAATCCACATACATCTGATTTGCTACGTCGTATGGACCACCAGCAGAATCCCAATCTTTCAGAGCATCAATAGCTGCGCTAGTATTTGTGGGCGAAACCTCAGTGGAGGCAGTTCTATCCAACAAAGAACGAAATTCACCTTCCACACTAACGGTAACATACTCATCCCGTGGGTCATTGACGGTAATCGTCCATGTGCGGAAAACTGGGTCTTTAGCTAAAGTCCAACTTTCGGTAATGGAATATGTACCATTATACTCATCAATAGACTTGGCTACGGTATAGTTATATGCAGTGTAATTCTGCAAATTGAAACCAGTAGCCTCAAAAATCAAGTCATTCTTAATGGTGGCAGGACCAGCACCTACGTAATCTGAACCAGCTAGTCTTTGCTCAATCCAATACTTTGCAACTTTCCAACCATCTTTAATATCATTGGGGTCACGCGCAAATTCTTCGGACTGACAAGACAGCGTGTGTTCCAATGTAAAGATGCCACCATTATTCTCGTCCCACTGAACGTCCCATGTCTCAGCGGTATCAATGTTGAGATTCTCGTCATACTCACCATCGGTTTGTAGTTCCAGCACAATCGTGTATGGAACAATCTCTACCCATCGACCTTCCGCAAAATCAATGCTCAGCACACGAGCGCGCCACTTACGAATTAAACCATCACAACCGATGACTTCAAACCAGTGATAATCCTCACCAATCTCAAACAAGTCACGTAACTGCTCCTGCATCTCCACCATATTGGCAAACTTGTTGCAGGTCGTAGGCGTATCATCGGCGGGGTAGTCACTGCCCTCGTAGAACTCAGGCGAGCCACTAGAGAAATCCCAACCCTTACAACCAACAAGCTCACCGCTTAGGGTCACCTGATGCTCAGTGCCCACAATAGACTTATCACCCGAACGCCTGTGACTTCGCGAGAAGTTCAACTGGGGCGCGGGGATTAGTCGCTTGCTATTATAGATAATTGCAGTTGGAGCAGCCATTTAATCACCTTTACAGTGTCCAGCCAAAAACGTATAGTGGAGCTTCGCTCTGTGGCGTAGTATCAATCACAGAAGGAACCACTAGAGTTATCGCATCGTTGTGTAGGTACGCACCCGCCACCGATAGATGCACATAAGCGTTGGGCGTACCGGTTTCTTGATATACCAACAGTGGAGCGGTGCCATTTATCACACCATGGGCTGTGGTATACAATGTCTCTGTATCCGTGCTAATCATAACACCTGTCGTTACAAGCGTAGCATACGTATTCAGGGTCTCAGACGCCACGTTAGGAATTGCTAACGTAATAGCGTCTGTATCTTCAATTGCGCTGTAAATATGCAGGGGAGCATAGCTGTTGACACCATTGTCCAACGCCTTACAAAATAGGCTCATCGCGATGGATTCATCGGGACGATTGATGAACAACGGCATGCCCCGACCAGTCGGCAACCAGTTCTCCCACATGCCTGGAGTCTTAATCCACAGAGTCATTGACCCTCCGACAGAGTCGTTCTGTAGATACATGTCCATGCTGCCATTTAGGCTAGGGGCAGCGCTTTCAATTATCAATGTGCGAGCGGCAGAGTGTGGAGCCGCTGGCTGTGTGTTTTTCAAAAACAGAAAAATACTGTCATTTGAAGCACCATTATCAACCTCTACTGACAGCGGAATATAGCTGTTAAGGTTATCCCGATAGCCCTCAATAAACAAATACCATATTCCATTTGTCCTACCAACACCATCAGTAAACAGAGTAGCACTATCAGTAGATTCAATCATACCACTCACAAAGGCGGTGGCGTAAGAGTTGAGGTCGTAATGGCCTGCTGTGACAAGTGGGGAACTTGCGTTGACAGATAAGCCATACCCGCCCTGCATATATACGGTGATTACATCGGTTTCTACTGCCACTGTGCTACCTGTTACTGATAGATGGTTGCTTACGCAATTCCAAATCCGGTTTCACGGATTCTATCCCTTAGAGAGTCGATTTCGGGACCAACAACATCCATAACCAATTGAGAAAATGCCTCGCCGTCCTGCTGGGTAGTCTCTCCACCTTCCACGGTCACCGTAATGGGTGAGTGGGTATGAGTTACATTGATGGTGATTTCCTGAGCTAGTGCATCACGGAGTTCTGTGGCAGCGCCACTCATGTTTGCGGTTGCCGCTGCAAGGTCGGCCACGGTGGTAGCCAACTGAGCCACGCTCTGACCAAAGCCATCAGCCGCCGCGTTGAACTCACCAATCGCTGTGCCCAACACTTGCGCTGAGTCAGTCATGGCCGCTGTTGTATCACCCAGCGCCGCCGCAATAGATTCGGGCAGCGCCTCTGCTGTTGCCTGAATAGCTGTCGCACCAGCCTGGAACTGCGCCGCAGCTTGATTGATAACCTCACCAGACGATTCTAGTGAAGTGGTAAAACCAGCCAATGACTCAGTAATTTGCGATGGAACATCAGCAAACACCGTGCGGAAATTGTCGCTAGCCGCCCTCATCGCTTCTGTCACCGCTGCAACAAACGCTGACACAGATTCACTAGACAGACTAACTGTCATGTTCATTTCTGCACCACCGCCACCAGACGACGTAGCCACGCCGCCCTCAGCATAACCCTTAACTACACCGCCGCGCGCCAGCATTTGCACCGCCGGTCGGCTCAGCACATACTCGCCACCCTGGAGGATAGCTGCCTGCTCACCATGACCAGGAACCAAACCACCTTGGTGATAACGTGCTACTTGACCCTGAGTTCCAGGAACGATAGAGCTTATCAACTCATCCCGTAGCTCATTCAAGGCCGGTGTGCCGCCAGCAAGAATCTGAGCGAACACTTCCTTGGGGCTCTTGAAGTGATAGCTACTAGCATAGTCACTGACCGCCCGCGTTCTGTTTGCACCAGAAGGTAGCGTTTCAAGATGATTCTCAATCAACGCCTTCTTCCAACGCTCAGCGTTCGCTGGGTTACTCAACCACGCATATGTTCCGCTGTCACGCTGCATACTTGCAGGACCAGAGCCAGCGCCGCGTCGATTACCCAGGTAATAGTCTACTGCATGACCAAACTCATGTCGAGCAGCGCGAGACAATAGACCAGGACGCTCATTCCAGAACTCGTTGTTCGGAGCAATCTTGATAGTGCCACCACGCCCCGTGGTTGTAGACGCAAAGCTCGCAACGGGAACCACACTCATGCCCTTAGCAGCACGAATCTGTTCGGCCTGTTCCCTTGTCAGGTCTTCAACCTGTAGACCCAACGGAAGGTTGCCAAGCCCAATGCTGTTTGCATACTCCTGAATGTCACGACCAGCCTGTCGAGACGGCTTGTTGTATTCATCAGCGAACTTGCGCTTGGCCTCAGTCAACTGCTGATGCCACTTACGAATCTGGGCTCGCTGCGCCGTGTTACCAGTAGGGTTGAAGTTGCCCTCTACCAACAATTCTGCCGCTGAGTCCAACTGACCATAGCTCTTAGTCAACTCAATCAACTGACGGGGCTGCATCTGAACACCAGGAATGCGCTCCCAATCCAGGTTACGAGAGAAGTTGAGCAACTCACGCAACTGGTCATAGTCCTGCTTCTGCTCTTTCAGTTCTTGCAGTCGCATTCCAGCGTCTTTGATAATCTGGTCTGGCGTAGGAATGTTGTCGCGAACCGCTGGCACATTCGACCTGTCACCATACGCTGATGGACGACGAGGACGGAATTCACCGGGCTTACGCGGAGGCAAAGCCTTGTTCTTAGTTGACGCTTCTATGTAACGAGTCTCAACCTTGGCTTCTTCCAACGCTGGAATATCTTTCGCTTCTGCCTGTGGAACCCCAGGAATAACTACCGCACGCAGTCTTCGTGGCGTTTCCAACGGAACCGGTTGTGATACAGGCGTATCCGAAATGGTGTCGCCGCCACCAATAGTGCGCAGAGTTGTATCCACTCGCTTCTCAATTGACTTAATGTCTCCCAGCGTATCAGGCGTCACCCTACGCTCAGGTAGGCTACGGGGAGAAACTACACGGCGACTAGGCTGAGGTTTGACTCCAGAAAATACCCAGCCCACCCCAGGTTCCAACTGTCGAGCCCACTCACGAATCTGGGCACGCTGCGCAGGGTCACCAGTTGGGTTAAACTCACCCTTGAAGTGCAAGTCTGCAACAGATTCAATCTGACCATATTCACGCGCCAACGTAATCAAGTCAGCCGGGGTCATATCCACACCAGGGATATTACCCACTCGCATGGAGTAACGCAATAGCTTACGTAGCTGGAGGTAATCCTCTTTTTGCTGATTCAACTCAGTCAGTCGAGCCGAAGCCTGCTTGATGATTTCATTTGGCGTGGGCTGAGATATATCCACACTACCACGACTTGGACCCAGGTCATATGCAGACGTTCCACGGCCTGGAATGCGTGTTCGGAACGCACCAGTTTTAGGCGTGGGTCGAGTTCTCGTACCAACTACACGCTGGTCATCTCTGAAATCAGCATCAGTAATGGTCTTGATAGCGCCGGGATAAGCAGGAGAGGGTTGTGCTGTGGGCAGTTGAACCCCAGCAGCCTTCCTTCCCTGCTCAATCAAGTTGGCTCGATTCTCACCCGTAACCAGTTCGCCATTGACGTATATGCCAGCGGCCTTACTCTCAGCAGCACCGCCCTTGCTTGCCAGAGCCCTAGTTACTTGAGCATCCAACAGTTCAACGATGCGTCGATTGGCAGCGGTGTCATTTTCTCGCAGTCGCCCTTGGGCCTTGGCCAAGCGCTCGTAAATATCTGGTGTGCTAACCTGTGGACGACTAGCCTCTCGTTCTTTGCGGTCCAAATAACGCAATTGACGTTCGGCATCACGCTGTTCACGTAGCATCTTCATGTGAGAGCTACGCGCTTCGCCCGTCAAACCAGCAACAGAACCAGGGTGGCGCTCACGATATGCCGCACGCTTATCGGCTTGCGCCTTTAAGTAACGCTCACGACGCTTGGCTTGGCCCTCTTGGTATTTCTGACGCTTGTCGTAGGCAGCACGAGCCTGTGGGCTCAGCTTGGCCAACAGCCGCTCTCGTTCGGATGGCTGCGGGACAGGCGGCGGAACAAACCCTTGAGCAAACTCTTGAGACAAGTCCACACCAGCGCTAATGCGTGGCTGCGCAGCAGCCGCAATCGCTTGAGCATTATCAACAAGGTCACCAATCATATCACCAGCGACCTTGGTAGCAACCTCCGGCAACACCTTGTCGAACCCCGCTGGGTTAAGCGGCGGCTGTGCCGCTATATGTTTCGCTGGTGTTGTGCGTCCAGTAAACGGGTCATAATCTAGTGGTGCCGACATCGAGTCGTTAAACAACGATGCATGAACATCGAAACGCTCCTTTTGACCCGTAATCAACTCATCGTGGTCGGGCATAACGCCACGAGCCGCCCTGGTGGGAATCCTACGGCCCGGCTTAGCAACAGGCAACTCCCGACTAGGTCGGTTCAATCCAAATAGTGGGTCAGTAGGAATGTCACCCTGTGGCTGCATTATTGGAATGCGACCACGCTCACGAGGAAGCTCAGGGCGTGGGTGGTCCACAGCAACGGGTTGGCCCGTTGGCTTAATCGCTGGGTCTAGCTGCGGACGCTGGTAAGGCTCAGCAACCACGCTGTCCAACATACCACCAAGAGGCCCTTGCACGTTATCACTCACACGAGCAGTAACGCGCTGGCCAGTAAACTCTAGTTGACTCAGGTCGCCACCGAGAGCGAAATCACGATTGGGAGTCAAGAACTCATCTTTCTCAGCGTCGTAAACAACAGTCAAGTCACCGCGACGATAAACCCCTCCATCAATGTAGCCGCCATCGCGCGCGTAAGAAACGCCACCTTGCGTCACAACGCTACTACCCCGGTTGATTGCGTGTAGCAATCCCATGTGTTTCTGCGTAGCGGCAGCATTGACAACAAACTCACCGGGGGTGAGCATAGCAGGAACGGTATCGGTGCCCTGGCGCTTGAACATGATGCCGCCAAGACTCTTGGGCTCTGAACTACCAGCGTGTCTACCAGCGGACGTAAGTTCTCCAAGACCCAAGCGGGTCTGAATTTCTTCACGAGTAGACAAGCCTGCTAAAATCTCATCCAGGGTTGCCAGCCGGGCATTGACCTTGCGAAGATTGTCGCCCAGACTCGCAACGTCCGTAACCTTGAGTTCTCCCAACGCAACACTTATCTTGGAGATAGCATCGCCACTAGCAGTCAACAGGTCTCGTACAGCATTATCGTCTTCGGATTCTAGCCCAGCATCGGCAGAAATACTTCTTAAGGCATCGACGCGGTTTTGTCGAGGAACCTCTGTTATCTGAGGAATCAGTTCTGTTCTAATAAACTTATCGCGATTGGTCGCAAGTCTTTCTTCGATGGCGCGCCGAACACTAGGGTGGGGAGAGCGAGGACCACTTCTGATGGTTCTCGGCCCCTCTAAATTTATCTTGTCGGCAATAGACTGCGACATATCAGCGTACAGCTTGTTTAGCTGGGTCTTGTCAATCACACCTTGTTGCGTCAGTTGTTCAAACGGGTCAACGCCAAAATCCTTAAACGACTTCTTGAGTTCTTCTTCCACAGCGGTAGCATCTACATCCCTACCCAGTCGTTTGAAGGTGCTAATGAGAACATCGTGGAACTCCTTGCCGGTTATCCCCAAGTCAACCGTTTGGTCTCCCCGTGTTTCAACAGCCGGGGCTGTGCTAGGCAACATTAGACCCTGCATCGCCGCGTGCCCTGCGGCACGGCGTTGAAAAGTAGCAACATTCTCCACATCACTCAGAGCTTCAACAACACGGAAGATACCTTGTGGCTCCAGGTCAGGAAATACCGGACTAATAATCGCACCAGCGTCTTCCAATGCCCGCTGTTGACCAGAAAGCACATTGGCCTCATCCTGCTTAACGCTACGCTCACGCTCGACTCGCTCACGGTTAATCAACTCCAACTCCGCGACTAACCGCGCAGTAAAGCGCTGGAACTCAGTCTGCATCGTGTTGATTAGTCTATCGTGGCTAGTTTCCATGTTGCCAATGAACGCAGTTTCAACCTCTGCGCGGCGCTCATACAACGCACGTAGTTGGTCAACTTGACTCTCCTGCTCCTCGTTGAGTTGCAGAGGATTGAACTGGTCAATGCTAAGGTTGGGGCCGGTGCCAAAGAACTGCTGCCATGGACCGGGTACGTTGATACCACCAATGCGCCTCTCAACAATCCCCACATTGCCTTCCAGCCCCGTGAGACCACGACCGAATGCATCAACGCCAGCCATCAACGTGTTGACATTGGAGAACTCTTTTAGCAGGCGAGAGACTTCACCGCGTCGTTCAGCGGAGAGTCTGTCAATGGGAACACCGCCCGTGGTAACCCTCACAGTATCCAAGATACCCTGCAAAATCTTCTGACGGTCTTCACGCGAACCGAACGTATAGCGGTCAGCCAAGCCGAATCGAGTCTTCTTTTGTTCTTCCAGTAGGTTCAGAGTCTTCTGAATCTGCGCAGCCTCATCGGTTGTCTCACCCAGCAACTCCATGGCCATGCGTAGTTTTTGGGCTTCGACATTCAGTGCGCCCAACTCGTCTTTCGCCTTGGCAAAGGACGCACCTTCATCGTCAGCCAACAGCGAGCGTTGATTGCTCTCTGCGGTTTCAGTACGAATGCGGTCAAGAACAATACCCAAACGAGAAGCCAAAGCATCTACGTCAAAGCGGTCTGCATCAGCGACACCGGTGCCCTGCACAAGGCTGGACAGTCGCGCTCCCCGTGAAGCTCGGATTTCGGCCAGTGGGAATATGTCTGTAGGCAATCGTCGGGTAGCCTGGAATAGCGCCTGCTGAGACTCCAACTGGCTCTTGGCCATTGCGTCACGAGCCTTCACAATTCGCATTTCAGACTCGACTTGTTGCAGTATAGCGTCCTCAAGTAGCTTAGCCGCCTCCAACTGTCCCTTGGAAATGAGGTCAATTTGCTTGAGAATACTCTCATACTCCTGACCGCCAACCTGACGCAGAAGTTCTTGCGGGTTGCTACGAGCCAACTCTAGGAATTTACCAGCGCCCGCGTCACCCTCACCGGACTTAGTAATAAACCTGTTGATGCCACCACCAATAGTATTCCTCAATGATGCAGAAATTTCGTCGCTGATAACGCCAGCAAATCGCGAATCAAACGCTTTCTCAAATTGAGTCTGGGCGTCATCGGGGTCCAACGCCGATGCTGCACCGATGGAAGTCAAAACTTGAGGCATTTCGTTCAAAGCGCGGGAAATGTCGTTTACATTCTGGAATACTCGATTGTCACCAACGCCACCTATGGCCTGCTCTAGCGCACGACTAAACTGCGGGAAGTTGGCAACGCCACCAGAGGCCACGCGCGAGAAGTCACCAAACCCAGGACGACCGGTAAATCTACCAACAGTAGGCTTGCCCTGAGAAATAGCGGTCTCTACATCAAGTTGACCAGCCACGCGCTGTAGATTGGCTACAGTGTCCTTGAGCGCCGCATTAAACAGCGACAGGGTAGTGGTTAGTGTATTCGTCTGCTCACGAGCGGCTGCTTCATCAGCATCTCGCTTTGCCTTCTTGTCTCGTGCCTCAATCTCATTCTGGATTGCCCGCTCAATTTCAAACGTACTCTTCTTCTGAACTTGAGCCAAGGCCAAAATGACTTCGGCACCAGCAGCGGTGTTGTTCTTGAAATCATCTAGGTCTACAGCAACCTCAACAAGTTTAGCCCTTACATCCTCAGTTTGCGTAGCGAATCCGCGCAACGAACGATTGTAGGCTTGCGCACCTTCGTCGTCTTCGTTCAGGCGAGCCTCTTGTTCTAGTGAACGGAATTCGCGTAGCCCTTTAGCTACGTCCAACGCAGACCGCGAACCGCGAACAGCAACGTCACCAGACGTTAGTTCTTTGAACGCCCCTTCTAGGGTTGTGGTAGCTTCGGCAGCGCGTTCCTCACGGTTAATCTTGCGAAGCTCTCGAATAGCCTGGGTCATGTCGCCAAATGCACCATATAGCAAGCCGGTAACACCACCAATAGCAGCACCAACAGCCGTACCAACGACATTACCAATGCCTGGAATCACAGAACCAATCACAAATCCTGCCGCAGCGCCACCACCCAAACCCACGCCCGCCGATGTCGCAGTGGAAGCCGCTCGCCTTTCCTCAATGGCTGCATTCATCGCCTGTTGAGTACGGGCAGTCTTGGCCATTTCCTCAGAAGTCTTCTTGAGGTATCTGCCCCACAAGTACAACCCAGCCGCAACAACGGCAACGGCTGCTCCTAAAGCAAGCATGCCAGCATTCAAACCAAATAGGCTTTGAGACAAGGCATTGGCATTCGCCTTAAAGCCGCCACGATTACCCACGGTAGGTGGACCGGTAGCACTCGCAGGACCAAATGACGGGGCTCCACCTGGACTTAAGTAACGTGGAGCAATGGGGGTGGCAAGACCGACACCTCTAGTCTGACTACCAAACATACCGCGCAAATAACCACCGCGCGCACCAGCCAACAAACCTCCCTGCAAATTGACGGCATTCAACGTGCGAACAAAGCCCTGCAACATACCACCAGCCAACTGTAAACTGGTCATCACAACAACCAGTCGTGTCATGCTATCCACCATCTTGTCGGCTGCGCTGCCAGCCTCAGTAAAGCTCTTGGCCATACTAGACAAAATCACAACAGAGAACAGTCCGGTTCCGGCACCAGCACCAACATTCGGAGCGCGACCCCCGGCGTTGAATTGTCGAACAATACCGCCCTGCGCAAACCTCTGAACTTTGTTGACCGCCTCTAGGTTGTCATAACCAAACTTCGCCGCAGCGTGACGATTGATAACAAACTCACCGGGCTCAAGCATAGCCGGTACTCGGTCACGCTTGCTACCAACACCACCATCCTTGAGATACTTCAACTGCTTCAAGCGTTCCATGAAGGCCGTCTTGCTGGTCATGTACTCAACACCACCCAATTCCTCCTGGATGGCCTTGCGGTTAGCGTACTTACCACTCAATGTAGCACGAAGCTCTGTGGGCAGATTACGAATAGCTGGCAAGCCCTTTTTATCAAACAGTGCAGTAACCGCTGCTTGAATCTTCGATGCATCCCGCTTGCCGGTAATGGCACTAGCCCAAACCGCCACGGCTTTTTTATCAGCAGCATGTAACTGCTTAATAGCATTTTGCAACGGCGTTCCCGAAGCAATAACGCCAGCAGCCAACTTTCTATTGTCAGCACGATTCTTTACATTCTGTCTAAATGCAGCAGCAGACTTGCCCAGGTACGTCAAGCCCTTAGCGTAAACGTCCCTACGATTCTTCGCGCTGTTGGTACGCTTGGCGTCTACCAAAGGAATACCGGCTAGCATTGGCCATGCTTCTAACTGAGCATTACGAACACCGCCGATGAAATCAAATGGCTCAGACACCTTACCAACGGATTGACGACTGAGTCTACGCGCATACTTTCCACTTTCGCGACTGTGCGGAGCAGCATCGCTAGGACGAAACTGCGCGGTGTTACCCAGTCGAGTGACCACAGCCTCAAACATCTTTCCTAGTGTACCAGTTCGGTTCTCTTTGCTCGGAAACAGATTGGCCTTACGCAAGTTGTGGACCCAGAAGTTGCGAGGCGCTGGCGGCAATTGAGTGCCCAGCCTATTAACCGTATCCTGGCTGGCATTACGCAAGGCATTGACCAGACCATGGAATGTACGACGCTCAAAGTTCGCACCAATCTTGGGGTCCAGTGGTTGAGCAGTCAACGAAAGCGCTAGTTCAGAACGACCTCCCCATTCCTGCGGAGCATAAACCCTGTCGGGAAATGTGTTCGCGGGCTCACCACGCAATGCAGCCAAACCAATCCTAACACGCTTAACCGGACCACCCTTGGCAAACTTCTGCGTGTTGATGGCGTGCATCTGGTCCATACCCATGGCTTCGACAGCAGTTCGACGCATGACGAACTCACCGGGCTCCAACATCGCGGGAACCTTGTCTCCCCTACCAGAGCCAGGAACAGGACCGCCACGCTGGAATCCACGGCCACCAGCTAGACCACCAGCGGCAGCAGCGGCTCCACGAGCCTGCATGTAGGATTGCAAAGCAGAAATGACAACGCGCAAACCATTCACCGCCATTGTGTTCTGGTTAACGGCGTTGGTGGTTGAGTTCAGCGCGGCAATCAGACTTGTCATTGTCTGAGTGCTGGCCTGTGTTTGCTGGTTCTGAGAAGCCGTGTTTCTGTTGGTAGCAGTCGTATTTTGATTCTGTGCCGCCACGGCATTCTGTGGACCCGTTGTAGGACCACCGCCAGTGCCACCCGCGCTAAGCAGGCCAGGGATGAATCCGGTCGCGAATTGCCTTGTTACAGATACAGCCTTAAAGCCAGCCAACGTAGTAATCAACGGGATAATTGGCTCAAGCAGACGAACAACATCAGCAAGGTTCTTGGCAAACGTCAGGGCACTATCAGCCAAATCCTTGAAAAGGTCGCTTCCAACAATTTCACGGAACAGCTTGGTGTACTCCTCGCCAACCTTACTAATCTGAACCGCCAAAGCCTGTTGTGCAGTAGCAGCGTCTTCTGTCAACGACTCAGTACCACTCAAGGCTACCGTCAATGCCTTCTGCGAAGTAGCGAACTGTTGAATCAACGGGATTACCTTGGAGACCTGACGGAAGCCACCCAACTCTTCCGTGATACGAGAGAATCGTACATCACGAGGGTCAAGGTTCTTCATGGCCCGCGACAATTCTTCGACAGCCTTGTATGGACCAACGAACTTGCCTTCCAGGTTTTGTAGTTCAATGCCAAAACCACGCAAGAACTGAATGGTTCGCGGACGCTGCAAACGAGTGAAGATTGTACGGAAACCAGTAGCAATCGAGTCAGCGCTTTCACGAGTAGTAGAACGAACACTTGTGAACAACGCAATCAATTCTTCAAGGTTGCCACCAGCAGCCTGGAACGCACCACCAGTACGTCGGATAGCGCTGATGATGTCAGCACTTTCAACAGCGAAGCTACCTGCAACAGCGTTCATAGAACCTAGCTTGCCCTCAAGGTCTTCCGCCGCTAAACCAAACTGACGCATGGCAGCGATAGCACCTTCTGTCGTCTGCTTCATGCTATCAAATGTAGGAGCAAGGTCAGACTTGGCAATGGCCGACAGCGCCACTCGGGTTTGCTGGGCGGTTAGACCAGCCTGTGCCAAGGTACGAGTAACCTCAGCCAACTCGGCTGATGCAGAACCAAAGGTAGTAGACAACTCACCAATGGTGCCGGTCAACGCCCTCAAGCCCTCAGTAGTTCTACCAGTAACCTGTTGAACACGGACCATCTCCCGCTCAAAATCAACTGCGGCACGAACACCCTTTTTGATATTCATCACCAATCCAACAATGATACCAGCAGGGATACTGAACGCCAAGAAACGACGAACAGCCAACGCAGAAATCTTGCCAAACTGAGCCATCTCAGTAGTGGCCACCTGCGTAGCAGCAGAAACCTTCTTCATGTTGCTAGCTGTAGCATTGGCTCCAGCAGCACCACTCGCAACGCCAGCGCCAGCCGCACGACCGCTAGCACCTACAGTACGTAGCGCCGCCGCCGCCGCTTGAGCATTGGATGTTACTTGAGTCAATAAGGTGTTGGTCTGAGACAACGTGTTATTGAATGTCGCCAACGTAGACCCAGCACCAGCAGGAACATTCAACGATACGTTCGCCGTGATACTGTTCAACCGAGATTGGATACGGTTGACTACCTGATTGATATTTTGCGGCCCCTGTAGATGCAGGCGAGCCACAAGATTGAAGGATTGAGCCATGTAACACCCCGTCGTACAAGAAAAAAGGCTATACTGTCAGCGCCGAGATTAAAATACCTCGCCTCACCGACAGTATAGCCCTATCCGCGTATGAATTAACCAGCCGCCTCAGCAGCGGGTTCTTCTTCGTCTTCGGCGGGAGCCTCTACTGGAGTTGACTCATCTTCTTCGATGATGGGTTTTCCATCGTCGTCCAAGAACGGCGCTTGTTCAACGGTGTAGTTACCATCTTTATCAACTGGATTGCCACTGATGTCAACAAGGTTTCCATTCTCATCGACAAAGTGACCGTCCTCATTGATAAGGTTGCCATCGGCATCACACAACTTCTTGTTCTTATTAACAAGCCTAAGTTCTTCATCAACGAACTTAAACCTAGACAAAAACTTGTTTTCTGGCAAAGATGCCTCATGGTCTTTGTCCAACTGGTACATCATGGCAGCAAGGACTTGCGCACCTCGGAATGCCTGTTCATCTGTACTGTTGGCAATGTAGTCGTCAACGTCTTTGTATACAGGTTCCCCTGTTTCATTATACACCAAACAGCGGGCAACAAGAGCGTTAAACCTAGCGTTTTCCGCCTGTCCCTCAACCGTGTTGATGTCAAGCTCATTTCGCTTCGCAATCAAGTCACGAAGGCGAACGCGCACACGACGCATCTCGATGGCCAATTCACGGGCCTCGACCAGTTTAATACCACCGCGCTGCAACTTAAGCTCCAACTCGTTGAGCTTTTCAATCAACGACTTTTGCTGAGCTTCCTTCTCGTCAGTCCACAGTCCTTGTTCACGCATGTACGTACCCACACGCTCACGCAATAGACCACCGGCTCTTAACACCTCAGCGAACGTAGCGTTGTACAGCTTTTGGGCCTCACGACCATCTTTGGGAGTGGGAGACAAAACGGCATATTCCGTAGTCTTGGTCTCTTTGCCGTTGTCATCCTTTTTGGTAATCTTGAAGGTTTCCTTTTGTTTAGCCATCTTTAGGTTCCTTTGCATCAACTGGTTTAACGGGAAGGTCCATGTGATAACGATTCCACTTAATCACATGATTGGCAATCTCATTACGCAACGCACGCAGTTGAGTATTACCATTGTTCAACACATTGGTACGAGCGCGGTTCCAAAGTTCGCGCATGTCTAGCTGTTCTGCCGTCAGTTCATCCTCTGGAGTTTTGCCTCCCCAGAGTTCGCCAAATTCGTCCTCAAAAGCAGCCAGGGCTCCGATGAACGCTGTCTTCATTTTGGTTGTCACGATTTTGTCTAGACGACGACGCGACTGTTCCAAAAAACGTTCCTCACGAGCTTGCTTCATACGGCTGCTCATGGCTTTCATTTGACCGTGACTTAGAACAGGAGCTTCGGTAGTTGCAGCACTATCCATGTTATCTCCTTGCTTGCTTCATTCTATCACGGAATTGTTGAGCGGCCTGTACTGAAATCTTCTGCTGTGAGTCAGGCATGTGTTGCTCTGCCATCACACCTTTAGACTTCAATGCCGCCATACGTTGTCGCTTCGTAAACGCTGCACCCGCCTCATTCATCTGCTCAATGCGCTTGGCATCTTCACGAGTTTCGGCTGGGATAAACACCTCTTGTGCGCCGCCACGCTTGCGCGCTTTGTCGTCACCTTCACGTTCACTACGTTCCTTCTCACGTTTCTTTTGCTCAAGGATAATCCAACCATCCAGCAAGTCATCGTCTTCCACGACTTCTTTAATGGGCTGTTCAGGATGCTCATTGATGTTGTCGTATAGCTTAGACCATGCTATCAAACCTTGTTGTTCATCAGTGAGCCATGTGGAAGGAACACCAAAAACCCTACCCTCTTGTCGTCCGCTTGACCAAATCATGCGCCACTTACTGTACTGTGACAACTTACGAAGGTCAAACTCATTGGGGCGACTACGCAGGTAGTCATCCAACAGTCGTCGCAAAATAGCCTCAGATTGCGACTCCAGGTCTACGGGATTGTCGTTAACATCACGAGTTGAGCAAGAAATCAGGTGTTGCAATCGAAATGCTTCGGCCAACCCAGTGTCAGTATACAAGTCGTAGGCGTGTCGTCGGCGCGCCAATTCGGCTTGTCTTGTACGCAGTCGCAACAACAAGCGCTTGGCCTGCTCCACACGACGGCTTTGAAACGCAATGAAGCGTTTGTACATTTCAACTTTCAATGCGTCCATCCTAGTGGGCGCGGAGTTCAGTTCATTTTCTTCTTCCATTGTCCACAGATTGTTGTCAAGCAACATCTGTAGTAATGACTCTTGTGTAAACACTCCAGTGAATGAACACTCGTATAGTATGTCCTCATAGGCAACAGACGCATTCAACTTATCAGCAGGAGAGGGAGGACACACAAAGTACGTTGTGTTATTCACCTGACACATGACGCGGCCTGTCAGGACTTGATGGAGTAGTAAGTCTTGATTGTCTTCCTTCATCTTTTCGTATCTCCAGTTCTCTGCGAAGCGCCGTTACTTCACTGACTAGCCTATTGACCTCCTCCTGCTTACCCTGTAGCTCTGCCTGTAGGCGCATACCAACAGCTTCATGCTCATTCAAAATGGCCTGAAATTGTTCTTCGCGAACCTTCATGGCATGGTGAGAGTCGAGGTACAGACTACCAATAATGGAAGTGACCTCGTCATAAGATAGACCACCCTCGCGGGGAAGTTGGTCAGTATCAACCGCCTGGATGGGAAGTTGGGCGGTATGGGGCGCGTTAGAGGCAGCGCCGGGAAGACTAATCTGGTCTTGGGGTGTTCCTTGTATCTCCATCATGTACTCCTTCTACTGTGTAATAGAATTCTACTGTAAAGTAGAAAATCCTGTGAGAAGAAAAAGCGGGCAGGGCGTACCATACCCGCGTTCTCTCTCCCGTCCAACTCAAATTTCAATCAGCGTCTTACGGACGCAGCGCAACGACCGGGTCGTTGGGGTGCTTAACATCCATCTCGTTGAAGTTGGTGTAGCTGTAGGTAACTTCGACGTTACCACCACCAGCATCACCACCACTCACACCAACGCTGGATAGCTTGTTCTTGGTTCCAGAGTCAACGACCAAGCCTTCGCAAAGGACAAGTCGGATGCACTGGTCAACCAAGTTGTATCGACTACCACAAGCACCAAGGCCGCTGTCGTAGATGCCATCTTCGGTCGCGGAAATCATGTCACCAGACACGCTGATGACCGTAATCTCGTTGGTAACCTCAACGGGGAAGTTAACGTATCGGTAGTAAGTACCACGACGGCCAAGCTCAAACAACTCTTCACGACCGAGGTCGGTATTGACGTTCCAGCTTTGTACGTGGGCACCGTACACACCATTGCTCAACAGGTTCAAACCAGAGCAGTTACCACCGTTGGAAACGCCAGGAATGTTCAACGGTAGCAAGGACACATTTGCGCCACTACCAAAGAGAACATCCTCACGCCTGTTAACACCACCAGAACCAGCGATGGACTTGGGGTCAGTGTTGCCACCAGACCATGGGGGGTCAATCCAGGTTGCGGCTGTGGTGTCGTAAGAAGAATGGAAGTTACCAGTGTCACCACCGATGACCCACACCTTGTTGTTACCAACCAGCGTACAGGTTTCTGTTGCATTTCCATCAACGCTGACGGCATAGCCAACGGACGAAATATACAAACCACTCATATGGACCTCAGCACCGGGCTGGCTTTGGCTACCTTGAGTTTCAGCGTAGGTGTTTTCTTCTTCGTAAATGGCAATTGCCATGCGGCAAATACCTTGTGAACGACCAGACAGGCTGGACGATGGGGGCGCGGACCCTTCGGCGTCCGTTTGGGTCGCCAAAGTATAGACCGGAGCCCAACCATCCATGACCTTCTCGGTCTGGACTTCAACGTCAGGCACACCCTCGATGTTTTCGTAGATGGCAAGCTGGCCAATCTCAAAGACCTGTTCAAGGTTGAACGTAGTCGTCACACCCAAGGTCTGTAGACCACGAATGGTCGTGTAGTTCTGGGTGTCAGTGAAGGGCGCGATGCCAGCACGTTGGACGGCATAGTAAATTCGTTTGTTAGCCACTTTATCTCTCCTGATTTCTCGCTCTAAGGACTAAGCTACCATATTATACGCCAAGTCGGAAAAAACCTAGACGTTCTCAAAGATAGCTTCGCAGGTTAATCGAACAACACCACGATACAACCAGTCATTAGCTGTCTGTATCACTTGACTTTGGGCATCTCTCAACATAACTTGTGCCCACTTAAAGCCACCATCGCCAGTTGGAGCAACAATACTAGGATATTGCATTGGGTTACTTACTGGGCGACCCTTAACATCAATATCTACAGGGAATGTTGCTCCCTCTTTCATCAAACCTCTATCTGGCAGAACGATTACTCTGTCATTTTGGTTTGACAGGACGTTGACTAGCTTATCCCTTTCCCCTTGGCTCTCAGCCAAGACATGTAGTAACACATCCTGGTAAACAAATTGGCCACCGCCTAACTGATAGGGATGGTAGCCTCTACGTTGAGAAAGCTCTAGTCCTATGGTCGGCATTTGGCGACGAGCCTCTGCCAACTGGTTGTGCGAGCCTGAACCAGCGGCCATAAAATCAGACCGATGCACGTTCAAAGACCCGTAGAGCAATTCCTGCATCCATGGCATTTTCGAGTATGCCGCAGTTGGAATACGGAATGCATAGTCACATCTTACATCACTTGTTGTAGGAATAGCGTTGGTGAACACCACACGACCACGCGGGTAGTCTATGTAATGCTCATACGCCCCCACTTCGGTTGCTGTAGGCTTGAAGGCTCCATCCACGTACACGCCACTACACTGACGGGGCTGAACACCGTAGGAAATACCTGTCTCCCACACCCAGTCTGAACGGATGCCCTCCCAGACACGCCCCTGCTCAAAGTTGGGGTCAGTCACACCACGCAGTATGGCAGGATGCCCACCATAGATACCACTGGCCTGAGACTTCAAAACATTTTCAAAGCCGCCAATCTGTAGCAAAGCCCAGCGACACCACGACAACATGCCATATCTTAGATTGTCATTGAAACCATCACGACGCCAGTCAGTGACCCCCTTGAAGGTCTCATAAGGTTGAAGTGCCATTATCCGAATCTCCTTTGTGTCTCAGCCTGGACCATATCACCAATATCAGGCATGGCCATCTGAACAGCACGGGTTGCAAAGTTGTTGTCATACGTGCCAGAAAATTCTTCGGGAACACCCCAGCCTTGACCCTTCGTCCTTTTCATCAGCGTGTTAGTAAGTGTTCTAGACCTAGAAGTTGGCGTTGAAGGATGGTAAATACTGTGGGTCTGTACCATTATTTCCGTGCCCTTCGTCAACAGCCACTCCAACCACGGAATGTGTGTCTCCTCCCCCTGTCGGTTCACGCTTGTATAGCTCGCATAGGCTTTGCCCAAAACATCTTGATAATCCGCCTGAATAGCCCGCACCGAAATGATTGGGCCAGCTATTCGCGACCCAACTATTCTAGGCGTGTGAACCCTTGTTTGAACTGACGCCACCCATGCGCGCACAAGACTCTCCATCGCTGACTGGCTGTCAGCCACACCTAACTCAGCCCTCAGTTTACCATCCTGAAAAATCATGCTTGTGTATTCAGGCTGTGACTTCAATGAAATTTCTAGGAGCTTCTTGGTGCCACGACGAATCGAATTCTGAAAAGCCGGGCGCTGCAATTTGCTTGTCAACTCAGCCAACATGGCACGCAAAATCTTGTCCTTGAAACCTCCTGGCGAAGTCACCATCTGGAGCCGCATGGGCATAGTTGCTACACTAACCACCGCTCGTCCTTTTCATCAATTGAACAAAGTAACGGTCTCGACGGAAACCCCACGGCTGCGCCTCTCCATCTCTTGCGCATTCGTAATTACGAATGTTTTTCAACTCGTCATTCAGCAATACGGTATTGGCTCGTTCCAGCTTAGGTAAGTCCACCATGTAGCCAATCACCATGCATCTACCCTCGGGGTCTGCGACCTTGATTCCAATGTCGCGCCAACTGCTAGGCTCCCAATAAACCCGCAACCGCATGGAGTCCGTCTGCGGTAACTCCAAAAGTCCCTTACCCTGGCAACGGGGGCATGTGCCGTGGGTCTGAAACTCAATTGGACCACCCGCCTTGTAGATATTGGACGACCGTCCAGTATCAGGGTCATACACACAATTATCGCATTCCTCCCTTTTAGCAGGGAAGATGAGTGTGCATGTGGACCCTATCTCACCATCAATGAATTCGTCTGTCACCCACTCGTGCAAGTCGAAGACCTCAGATGGAATGTCGAAGTTTCCCAGGTGTGGTAGTTTACCAGCCATGGGGCATCTCCCTTGCTTACGCGCCAATCACGCCACCATTCCCCATGGAACGGTTGCCCCATCGAGTGTTGGCGATAGCGATACCAGCATCGGCAGCAATGTCTCGCCCACCATGCTTGGCCACCGTGCCCTTCTCGGTTACGTCCACAACGCGAGTTCCCTCACGCTGGGATTCGGCGGCATCGGATTTGGTTGCTAGGTCAGCCATGATTTACCTCAATTCGAGTATTCGGTGCGTGAGCCAGGACGGTTGATTTGGTAGTGGAAGTCTATTTCCAACAAGCCAGCAGACCCAGCGTAAGTGTCATCAACATGGTCACCTTGCCTAAAAATACGACAAAGCAACATGGAGCTTAACGTCTTGCCAGTGGCGTCAATGTTTGGTAGTTCAGTTAGGTTGTGGTGATTCACTGCCATGCTACCGGAAGTCAGCGTGGCCGCAGTAATAATAGTGGTGTTGCTAAACACCGCGTCGATACTTGCCCATGTATACTCCAGCCCCCAACGTACATTGCCGGTGCCTGCGTCCATTGGAACCCAATGAATGTGGGGCGATATATCTGTACCCTCAGCCCACTCGTGGGGAAGCTGCACGGAAAACTGTAGTTCCTGAGTGATGCCAGCTTGAAATGCTCTGGTGGCAACACCGCGACTACCGATACTGCTAGAACCCACAATGCCATCTACCCACTCAAACTCAGTATTCTCTGTGCCGGAAATGGTGAAGTGGTTGTTGGTTACGTGAGCATCAGCCGCCTGGGTGCCGCTGCTCTCATCAAACTTCCACAGACCAATCACGTTGGCTGTGGCTCCATTCTTACTTACTCCAAAACCGCTGTTGTACTCAGCAGTCACTTCGGAGGGGGCGAGAGCCTTGTCAAACAAGCAGAGTTCGTCAATGGTGAAGTTAGTATCACCATCTTCGTTAATCTCTAGGTTGTTGTTGTTCGTGCTAAAGCTGTTGGTGATGAACTGCGCCACTAGGTTGTCGTTGACGTACACCGACACTTCGTTGGTAGATGCGGTGTAAGTCACACACACATGGTTCCAGCCACCAATGTTTAAGGGAGAGCTAGCGGTAGCATTGGAGTTGCCGTAGTACACCCGTAGTCTATCCTGGGTCCAGTGACGAAAACGAAAAACATCAATCTTTTGGAAGTAGTAATCTCCGCTGTCGGTATCAATTGTCGGCAATATCCAAAATGACCAACTATGGTCGGAAGTAAATGGATACGCACTAGCGTCAGAAGCAACAGCATAACCATTGTTTCCAGCGCCCTCTCCAACTAAACTCAAGGCATTGTATGCGGGGGAGCCGTTGCCATCATTTAGGAAAAACGCATAATCGGGAGGATTACTACCAACGACCTCTGTTGCGCTCACAGCCACACGCAAGTCATCCCAGTATGTGTTGCCATACACAATGTCTTCAAAGGTGTGGCTACCACTCCAAGAGTAGTTGGCTGTCAGGTCCACCGGCACAGCCCACGTTCCATCGTCATAGAGAACCTTACCGGCCTCAGCAACGGGGTCAGGCACCAAACCAGGAGTACCGGCACCGCCGAACGTATCGAAAGTGATAGCATCCCACGAACCATCGTCAAACAGCACGTAGCCGTTTTCCGCTACTGGGTCGGGAACCAAACCGTCAGCGCCAGCACCCCCAAACACAGGAGCGCCGCCGCCAGCGGGAACTTCCCAGGTTCCATTGTCTCGTAGAAACTTACCAGCTTCCACGACGGGGTCAGGAACAATACCAGGAACACCCGCACCAGCAAACACAGTGTCGCCATCGGTAAACTGCAAACGACCATTCAGTGTCTCTGGTGCAGTGCCCTCATACCCTCGGTCAGCATCTTTAATCTCATTTTCTGGATTAAAGTGAACAGCATCACCATGGTCAATTGGCGGCGTAGTAAATACTTTTGCTACATATGTCGAAGCCATAACTTACTCCAAAGCTGGGGTGGGGGTGCCCATACCATACGGCCCAACAATAGCGCGACCCAAGGAACCATCACCCATCTGGTAATTCTGCTTAGCTTTCTCGTAAGCCTCGCACACGTTCTCAGCTAAGCCACCCAAGTGCTTGGCCTTGTCCTTAGTATCCACAAAGGACGGACCATCCTTAACACTAAGAGCAGTCTTGGCAGCTTCACGATGCTCGCCCGAAGAAATCATGCAGGCGGTCTTGAGAGAAACCAACGACATGAAGTCGTAGTCGCCAGCATCAGATGGGTCAGGAGTGATGGTATTGGTACACAGATTGACCGTGTAGGAAGTCGAGAAGTCAACCTCCTGAATAGTCAATACGGCACCAACCACGATTAGCTCTTGCAGTCGCCAATCGTCGTAGGTGTACGGAGCAGTCATATCGTTGACAAGACCCCGAACAATCTTAATCATATCAGTTGTCCAAGGCATCGCGTACCCTCACAGGTAAAAGAAAAAAGGACTGTAGCGAACGGCTTGACGTTCGCCGCCGCTACAGCCCTAGTATGGATGGGGTGACCTTTGGAAGTCCATCGCTCATGGACTGAGCCGTGAAACCCCATGTAATTTCTTACCTGATGCCCCGCTTAGAAGGACAGGAGGATGCCTCGACGGTTGTCAAGGACGGCGTAGCCATGTTCACCCCAAGCGTAGACACCAGCACGGCGCTGACGGTGCAGGGTGGGGTCGTCGTACACGGAGACTTCTTCGACAACGGGGTTGACGAAGCTGTCGTTTGTACGAAGGTCAAGACCAACAACCAATTCAACGTCAGAGGCTTGCAGGTTACCGCTAAGCTCATTCTCGAAGAAGTTCTGGTACTCTTGACCCACACCTAGCTCATCCAGGTCGTGGAGGTTAACACCGAAGATGCGGTTCAGCGTACCGTCTTGGGCCTGGAAGATTTCGCGACGAGTAATCTCGTCAATCTGGTCCACACCCCAGTCACGGATGTCTTCGATGCCCTCGGGGCTCAGGAAGATGTCCGTCAACATGCCACGGTTCACAGAGGTGGAGTTACCACCACCGTTACGTCGCATAACGGTCTTGCCAAGGCTAACCAATCGCTTGGTGAACTGACCGGCGGAAGCAGCGGAGTCATAGACCACGATGTTACGGTCGGCACAAGCAGCCAAGATGGTATGCCATGCGTCGTCGTTGGACTTCTTGATGAAGCTGGCTTCTAGCACCTGCATTGCACGAGAGACAATGTCCCAACGAGCGTTGCGAGCGTACTTAAGCAACCAGTCGATGGAGCAACCTACATCGTAGGTCGGGACCATAACGAAGTCACCTTCGACATTACGTTCGGGAATACGACCCTGGTTGGGAATCGTATACGCAACGTAATCTTTTTCAGTGCCCGGCTGCACGAAGTCCAAGGGGAATTCGGGTGCTGCGCCAGGAGCGAGGCGGATTCGCTCAAAGATGCCGCCAGTGATGTCACCAGACATAACGCCCTTACGGAGCGGTGTCTCTAGAGCCACCGCCAACTGTCGTGTAGCTGCCTCAGACTGCTGAGGGTCTTTGGAACCGCTGTCACGTAGCAATTGCGTCATGGCATCGGTGGGTTCAACAACTCGGGTGTTGTCAGCCATGTTAATCTCTCCCAACTTAAAAAAGTTCAGTTCTTGTTATTGTTGCCATCAAGCAATTACTTAGGCAGCTTGACGTAAACCCGCACGTAGCCGTCTTCGTCCCGTGAGGACTCGAAACGACCAACTTGAGGGTTGGAATAGCCACCAGGGCCGGTTGCAGCGGTCGTCAACAGGCCGCTCATACCCAAGTAAGCAATCTCACCACCAGTAGGAACAATACCAGTACCTTCAAGCATGTTCGTAACGTACCAAGCGTCACGACCCAGACCAACCTTGGAGCCCTTTTGCTGCTCGGTGTTCTGGAAGTTCAAGTGGGTACGGGTCAGGTTTTTGTCAACCATGTTGTCAAGCAACAGGCCAACGGGGTACTTGCCAGAGGGGCTGGCAGCGTACTCAACTTCAGCAGCCTGCTGGTCTAGCGCAGCGCCAGAACCGGCTGTCTTCATAACGGCGATACCACCTTTTTCTGCGACTTGGTCCATGAAGAAGGAGATTTCGGTAACTGCCGTGTAGCGGTCGCCTTTTAGAGCCATTTTATTAGCCTCCAAAAATTTCTGTCTTTGTCGAAAAGGAAACAGGGTTTACTCACCAGCAGTGTCACCGTGCATGGCAGTATCCAGGAAAGAGGCCAAAGCCTGCATCTTGTCAGCGTCCTTGTCGCTTGCACTGTCGTCAGAACCCATGTTCGGGTCTTGGTCAGCTTCGGCATTGTCAAGGTCAGCATCACCAGCGGCAGCTTCGCCTTCGGGGTCGTCTTCGGGGTCGTCGTTGTTGGCGTCGTCACCAGCAGCGGCAGAATCCTCAGCGGGCTTCTCACCTTCGGGCTTCTCGGCGGAAGCCTCAGCGATTTTGGCCTGCATCTCAACAACCTTTGTGAACTTCTCGTCGTCAAGGTCGGCAAACTCAGCAACTACCGTCTCGGCAATCGCCTTGTCAACTTTCTTGTCAACCAAAGTTGCAATACGTTCGTTTGTCTTGGCGACCGCAGCAGCCTCATCTAGCTTAGCCGTTGCTTCGGCCAGCTTCTCGTCAACCTCAGCCTTGGCAGCGTCGGCTTCTTCTTTGGCAGCGGTTGCCTTGTTGAAAGACTCGGTCAACTCGTCAACCTTAGCCTTGGTAGCTTCCAAGTCTTTGGTCAACTGGTCAATCTGACCATCTTTCTCGGCCAGAGCAGCCTTCACGTTGGCTTCGCCCAATTCTTCAATCTTCTTGTTGGCGTTTGCCAAAGATGCTTGAAGCTCTCGGTTCGTTTCTTCCAACTGTGCGGCGTACTTGTCGTTTTCAGCCATATTCTTCTCTCCCGATTCATGGTTATGGGCTTGTGCTTGCGGCCATTCGGTTACGGCTACAACCCCAGCAAAACGTGTTACATCATTCAGAATGACGCTCTCAGGGTTGGCTGGTTTATCGACCAAGCCCTTGCCACTGAATGTGATGTTCCTGAGAACACGACCTAACTTACCCCCGTTGTACTCGCCGCAGCCGCCTTGAATACGCAAGTGTTTAGTAAGGAAGGCTGTCTTTTGGTTGCGGGAAACAACTTGGTGTTCGCCACTGGCATAAGTGACACCGTAGTCGAACCCACCAAACAAACATTCCATCGACACGTACCAGTCGCCAGCCTCAATCTGTTCGATAAGCTCAGCGGCTTCCGCCTGCAAGGTCTCATCGTTGGCTTCTAAGTGTCGATAAATTACGGCACTCGTAAGTATGTGGAACTTATCAGGCACTTCCTCAAAGGAAAGTTTGTCATCAACAAATGTCATGCTGTCATCAACGACAGCATTGGCAGTGATGTGCCCAATAATCTCTCTTGGCTTATGACCAATGTTAAAGGGTTTGTCTTCAGGTGTATAGCGGGCAGCCCATGTATCGGCCTTGGTAAAGATGTCATCGTTGTTATTCCACCCAGTCGTCACCATAATGGTGTGTACGGGATAGAGGTCAAATGTGACTTCGTTACTCAGTGATGCTTGGGCAGCAGCCATCGCTTGAAACGCAGCACGTAACGGTTCTGGGCTCTTAAGCACCTGTGTTACGTAGGCTACAGAATTTTGCTGAGCTATCGCCTCGGCCAAGCCAGCTTCAATTTCGGCAGCATATACAGGAATTGGAGACTTAGCCATCTAAACACCCTTTCATTTGATTATACACCAAGAAAACTCAAACGGCTCATTTTTTCGCAGAAAGAAATTCATCAATGTCCTGCGCGGCTTGAGTTTGGTCCTCGATGCCAACGAAACCTTTCACATCATTATACACCGTAACTCCCGACGCAATAGCCTTTTTAGCCTGCTCAGAGCCTTCGGCGTAGTACGACACTCGCTTTGTCACACCATTCTCTGATTTGTTCACAGTGTATACGCTGACACCCAATGACTTTACATTCCCATCGGAATCCCTATAGGTGTACACGCTGGCGTCTTCAACGTCGGGAACGGACATTCCATCAATTGATACGGCCACGGTTTTGTTTTCTGTGTCAACAGTTATTACTACACTAGCCATTAGTCTACCTCTCCATAAATAAGTTCTTCATCAGAGTTAAGCATCGCGTATGTGGTGGCTTGAATAATCCTGGTATCATCCAGAGAGGGCTCACCCTTACGCTTTGCGACAACACGAGCATATAGTGAATCGTATGCCTGACGATAATGAGCAGGAACGGACTGACCCCGACTCAGTATTTCGTGAACAGCAGCAGTCGTCACCTCAGAATACGGTTGCATGTTGGCCAGGACTGCGAACTTGATATGCTCTGCTTCCTTTGTCTGTTCTGAGGACAGCGCTCGTAGAGATTTCTTGCCGTGTTGCTTGAGGATTGCTGGGTTTAGAATCTCTGAGATTGCGTTCTGTGCATCTCGCGCCCACATCAAAGAAGTCATGTATGCAGCAGTAGACGAACCCAATGGCTTTGGCGTCCTCTGCTTACGAGTGTTCTTGTCCTTGGAGTTCTTGGGACGACCCTTGTTGGGCACATCCGATTTCTTCGATTGGGTCGTTGGGCCGGTCTTCATCGACGCAGTCTTCTCAGCACTTTTCAACTGCTCATCAAACGGACTTTCAACATCCAAGAATTCATCTGGGAACTCCTCAACCATTCCAGTTTGCTCTGGTGCGATGTAGCCACGCTGTAGAGCCAGCTTCATAAGCTCAAACACCTTCTCAGGTGCGTGCCACGGCGATGCCTTGGGCTTCATCATGCCAGTCTTGCGTGAACGCTCCTCGCGGCGCAACTTCAATGCCTCAAATTCGGGTAGTTCACCGAATCGTTCGACCAAAGTTTCAATCGAGATAACGTCACGGTCGGCCAACTGAATCAACAGTGCCTTCTCCGCAGCTTCGTCAGTCAGTGCCATGTTGTCAAACACCAGCTTGGCACCCTTTGAGAAACCCATGGCTTGACGCACTAGCTCAATCTCCTGCTCCCAGAAAGTTGTAAGAGCAGAACGACCGTACTCAAGACGTTGGATAAGGGTCTTCAAAGAGATGAAGTTGTTCGTCATACCAGAAGCATTGGCGGCACCGGTCAGAGTGGGAGGAACACCCAAGCCCGCATAAATAGAGTTCCAAACGGGCTTGTACTTTTCCTCACCAAGGAATTGGTGGACGTTGGTTTTGTATTCTTCAACAGACAACTCTGGACCCCAAATGATGTCAAACGCACCACCGCCAGGGTTGGATAGAAGAATCTCAGATAGACGCGCGATGGCCGTCTCGGTGGGGAAGATACCGGCTTCAATGTCACCCAACTTCCACAGGCGCACTTGAGAGATAGCACCATCGAGAGCAGCTAGGTCAGCCAGCTTCATCTTTTCCAGTAGAACAATGTCATCCATGATGGCGTAAGTCATGGGGTCGGCCCATTGCTGCCAGTCATCTTTCTTGTAGAAGAACGACTGAACCTTGTCGGGGTCCAATGGAATTTCCGTATCACCACGCTGGATAGCTGTGCGAATGTCATCGGGAAGCATCTCCACCAAACGACGCTCAGCATCATTCTTCGGATTGTTCACAGTCTGACGCAGCTTGTAGCTCACCTTAATGGCATAGGCTTGCTCACCCACGAACTGAGACAACTCTGCTCCCAAGACCTTGAGAGAAAGAGGGTTCAAGAAGTTGTAGCGCAGAGGGATGTTGCGCTTCTTTGTGCGGAGCGGCTTCTTGGGTTCTACGTCAGGTTCTAACACACCATCAGCGCCCATGGCACGCAGTTGACGTTCTCCCAGAGAGGGTAGCTTGCCCATGGTGCGCTTCGTAATTGACACACCCTCACGGTAGAACAAGTTCAAGAATCTCTCGCAAATGCGTGGGCCAGCCACCTTCTTCCACCAGCCCCGGTAGAACTTCTGAATGCGAGGATTGGGATGGACCAGTCGAGCGCCCTGTGCGCCAAAGTCAGACATGAGGTCCATGACGTTGCGAATGATACCTACGCGACGATATGCGCCACGACACGACTCAATGATTTCTTCTGCATCAACTGGCACAGATTCATTAGGTCGAAAGAATTCATAATCGCCACGAGTGAATTGCGTGCGTACTGATGTGTTGGTATCGTAGTTCCTATATTGAGTTCGATTGCCAACAGCCGCAAAAATACCGTCGTAGGCTTGCAGCGCTCGCCCCGTACTACTCGGCACATCCTCGCCCGGTTTCACATGAATGAATGCTCCCTGCGAAGAATTAGCAGGAGAGACAGTAGGGATGGATGATGGAACTTTCTTCGGGGTTTTCGCCATTTCAAAACTCCCAGTGCGACTGTAATACAAACTCATTCCTATTATACGCCAAAATCAAAAGCGACGGACGCCTTTGCCATAAGCCCCAGCATTCATCTTAGACACGATATGGTCTGGACCCACGTACATTTTTCCAGTTCCAGCTTGCACACCCTTCTTTTGGCCGACAAAACCACCAACGAACTCATGTTGGACACCCAACAACTCATTATCCATTACGTGACCAATCATGTTGGCCATCAACAGGGCTGAGTAGCGGTCCTTGCGCATTCTGCCCTTCTTGTTGCCGGGCAACTTGACTTCTGGAGTATCCCACCTGTCTCGACCACCTGTGGTTTGGTCGTGTATGATTGTTGCAAGCTCATCCTTGAGTTCTTCAATCTCGACAACTGCATCCTCTAGCGTATCATAGTCTCGCTTGTGGATTTTGTCTAAGGAGATAGCTTCACTAATAGTCGCAGGGTCGAATTGGGGGAACAAGGTGATTTTACTCTCAAAGTCTTTTCGCATAAAGTGGTTAGCATCGCGAGTGAAATCAGCTTGCGCAAACTGCACCATATGCAGGATATGTAACCCCGGCTCGCCGTCTGTTGGTTTATCCGGCTTCTCCCACCAGAACACATCATTGTCTCCCTGCTTAATCCAGGGCCACAGCGGACGCTCCCCCTTGTCAGACCGAATCTCGTCTGGGTCGTGAAGCGCTTCCATGATAGCAATACCACCACCCTGGCTATCAATAGCAATGTGACGAGTTGGGAAGACGCGCATTAGCTCACGAATCTTGCGAGCGCAGTAGGTGTAGAAAGACTTGTGAGAAGTCTGCCCACCCTTTTTGATTCGCTCACGTAATTCCTGGCGTGTGATAGACCATGAGTACACAATGCGACGGTGGTCGGCGTGTTGCTCCAGAACAACGATTGCGAAGTTGTCCTGCTCGGACGCGGGGTCAATCCCATAGATATACTCACAATTGGGGTTGCCCCGAATCATTGCAGAGAACTGGACAGGACCACTCGCCAACTGGATTGGCTCATTGCACACACACGACTCAATGAGTGAACGCTTGAAGAACCCATCACTATCGCGCGCGAAGCATGCTCCGTACTCCATCTGGTAGATGGCGTTATGGACAGTAGCCTTGGCTTGGTGAATCTGCGTCTCATCCATGAAACCATACGGCAACTTCTGCCATGGCACACGAAAGACACCAAACTGCTTCCAGTCAAACCCTTCGGGAACCTCGCCTTTGAAGATTTCTTCTAGGCGGCGCGTGTCACCCCTGGATTCAATGATGTCCTTGTATCGCTTCCAGTAATCGTAGAAGTGATTGAATGAGTAATAGGCCGTGCCAGACACAACGGTTTGGTTGCCAAAGCCTACGTCTACATCATCAGCCTCAGCGAACATACCAAGAGACTTCAAGACCTTAATACGAGCCATGTCCTTGGAACGCCGTTCTGGGCTTGCGCTAACAGACGCGAATCCCTTGATAACGACTTCAAAGATTTCCAAGGGAATAGAAGCGAACTCATCGGCAATCGTGTAGTTGGCACGCAAACCACGAATCTTGGTGCCGTCACCCAGCGGAATAGCAATGATTTCACTGTCACCAATGTAGAAGTTGCAGCGGTCTACGTCGCGCTTTGGCCCCTGATGCTTACCATCACCAACCATGTTGCGGAGGATGGGAGCCCCCCGCCAGAACTGTTCCATGTATTCAAACAGCAGCTTACTCTGACGGAAGGCCGCACCAACCACAACAACCTTACAACCCTGGTGAAAGATGGCTTTCAACATGGCATAGAGCGAGAGAATCCATGTTTTTCCACCACCACGGGTAGCAATCAACATCGGGAACTTTCGATTCCAGAGTTCCTGTAAGATAGTAACCTGGAACGGCATCAAGTGGATGTTCAGTAGCCACTTGCATGTGAAGTAGAAGTTCTCGGGCTTGGACATAAAGTCCAACATCTCCAGCATCGGATTGTCAAACTTAGAACGATAACTAGAGTCTAAGAGTATGTTGTGAATTTGACTTTCATCAAAGTCACGAGGCAAACCCATATGTTCGTTCTCAATCATAGCGTCAATCTGTGTGACCGACAGCTTGCGTTGAGGAACGTGTAGACGACTATTCGGTGACGGTAGAATTAGCTGCGACATGCTCAACTGTCCTCTTGAAAATGTTGGAGGCTACCTCTTTGCCGTTGCTTCCACAAAGGACAATACGCACTCGATGCTGCATCATCATCTCAGTCATCTTCTTCAAGATGAATGGTCCACGAAACTTAAGGTAGCGCCACTTGGCTCTTGGAATACCAGACCCAACGGGATAGTTCATCAGGTCGGTCATATTGAATTCCAACAGAATCCACGGATGCTGGATTGCGTCCAAACGCTCAAGCTCGCGCTCAAAACGAGCCTCTGTCACGTTCTTAGCCCATTCAGAGACGCTACCCTTACGTTCAATGGTAAGGTAGTTCTCCAGGCCCTCTAGGGTATAGTCACCAGTGTCAAGTTTGCGGGTAACAGTACCACCGCAACGACTTGACTTGCGGAAAGACCAACCCTGACCCTCCTTCTCTCGTGTATCACGAAGAACTACGTAAGGATTCATATTCTCTCTCCTGCCTAGCGAGTAGGTAGTCGGCCTCTACCATATCACGAACAAGTTGCTCAAACGTCTTGGTGGGACGCCAACCTAGTTTTTCGCGTGCTAAATCGGCACACCCATGTAAGTGAGGAACCTCGGCGGGGCGCATGCATGACGGGTCAACCTCCACATAGTCCTCATAGTTCAGCGCAGCGTGGTAAAAAGCAGCTTGGCAAAAGTCCTTAACGCTATGGTCTTCACCAGTGGCAACGATATAGTCCCCAGGCTTATCTTGTTGAAGCATCAAGTGCATCGCCGCTACATAATCCTTGGCATGACCCCAGTCTCTACGCGCAGCAAGATTACCCAACTTCAACGGACCAAAGTTCTTGTCACCATATTCCTTGGCAACCGCCAATCTCCCAACATATCGAGAGATTTTCCTGGTCACAAAGTTCTCTCCACGACGCGGGCTCTCGTGGTTGAATAAAATGCCACAAGAGCCATGTAGTTCATATGCGTCCCGATATAAACCCACTGCTTGATGGGCAGCGGTCTTGGCAATCGCATAGGGACTACGTGGTGAAAACGCCACAGTCTCGTCCTGCACAAGCTGAACTTGGGGCTGACTCAGTTCTTCACATAGGGAATGACCTTCAACCAACTTGTAGTTGTCTCCATACATCTCGCTAGTGGATGCTTGGTAAAACCTCGTATGAGGAATGTAGCCGCCTTGACGGATAGCTTCCAGGATATTCAACACGCCCTTAGCGGTCATATCCCAGGTTGCCAACGGCTGCTTGAAGCTAGTTCCAACATGGCTCTGTGCAGCCAAGTTGTATACTTCATGCGGGGCTCCATGAAAAATACCAGAAGCCTGCGACAACACATTCACCATGGATGAGTAATCAGTTACGTCACCCTCTATGAGATGGAAGTCATTGTAGTGCTTAGCTTCCTCCAGGTTGGTCGTATTGTCAACGCTAGAACGTCTCTTGACGCCAACAACACGATACCCGCCGCTAAGCAAAAATTCTGAGAGATAAGACCCGTCCTGTCCGGTCACCCCAATTATGATGGCCGACTTATACGGACTTCTCCCCGTCGCTGATTTCAGCATTGTCATCATCCTCGTCTACGGGTTCGTCTTCAGTTTCTTCGTCAGCGTCAGCATCTTCATCGTCCTCAGCTTCGCCTTCCTCATCGGAAATATCGACTCCCGCCTCAGTATCGAAGGCACTGTCGCCCTCAGCGTCACTGTCATCTGCCTCGGGCTCATCGACTTCGCTATCAGCCCCTTCGTCGTCTTCTGTGTCGCTATCATCATTGACTGATACAGCGCTGTCGTCCTCTGCATAATCTTCCTCCTTCTCAACCACTGTGACCACCTGACCCAACGCTTCCTCGGGGGATAGGTCCATGTCTTCTTGTACCACTGGCTGAACTATCTCAAAGGGTCGCAGTAGGTTGGGATTGTCAGGCAATCCAGCGTCTTTTGGTTGCACAGGAGCAGGCGTCAGGCTAGGCTGAACAGGCTTCTTGTTACCACCAACATTGATACCCATAATCGTGCTTTTGTTGCGGTCACCAATGGGCTTGGTCTTGTCCATGCGAAAATCACTCATCTTTCAACTCTCCTTCTGGGGATAGAAACGGTTTGTCCACGGTTCCATCTTCGTACTCGGTTAACTCGTTCCAGTCGTCAGCCACATTGGCAGCAGCTATCCGAACCTTGTCTGCTAGGCGTCCCTCTTGCTCACGACGCTTGTGCTTGTCAAGTTCCTTGATGAGTTCAAAGATGTTACGACGACTTTCCTCAATCTGTTTGAATCGTTGGTCACGCGAACCCTTGAGGTCACGGAGTTTCGCGTCTTTTCTCTGCTGGTAATCCTGGTGTTCTTTCGACAACGCATTCTTTGATGTAAGAGCCGCACTTAACTGTGTCTTCCACAGTGCTAACTCTTGCATGTCACGAGAATCTATGTCTTTCTCCTGCTCATCATCAATCATGCGTTCTAGCTCAGCAATCCGTCGCAGAACCGTAGCTCTCTCAGTGAACGCACGCTGACCACAAATGTCAAGTAGGACCAAGTCCTTAATCATCAACTCGTCTGTAGCCAGGATGTCAGTGGCCGACCCGAACTGTTCGTTGTAGGAGGCCCATGCTTGTTCAAAGTACCCAACTTCCGAACCAATCAAACCCTTGCGGACTTCCGGCCAAAAAGAACTAGAATGGAGACGAGCTACCCAATCTCCTTGCTCAATCTGCTTCTCAACAGTCGGTAGGGCCGCGATTTGCTTACGTACAAAGTTCTCCGAACGATTTAACAGTGCCGCGAGTTCTGCCAGCGGCATATCACGATTGGCAGCAATCTGCTCCATCTCGCGACCACTAGCCGCCCCACGCTTCAATTTCTTTGCCATTCGTCAACTCCCCTACAATCTCACGGATAGCAGCCAACACCTTATCGGTGCGACTTTTGTTCAGCTTAGCACCATCAAGCAGCCTGCGGTAATCGGTTCGCAAAGCCAATGGTATTTTAGATGAAATGTGGCGAACAAGCTCTGCACGAGACAAGCTCGTGCATACATCATCCGAATCCACGGGTGTATTATTTGTAATCTTGTCAGCATCGCATGACTCCACTAGACTTCTCTTGGCTTGGTTTCTAGAATTCCAACCCATCCATTTGGGACACTCATGCTTGTCATCAAACTCCTTACAACCTTTATCCACGTCATCAGCTTTGAACATACAAGTTGAGCAGGGAGGTGTATTCCTATGAAATTTGTCCCTCCTGAGAGACAAGAACCTACTACGAATAGCCATTCTCAGGAAGCTGGCGAGGGAACAGCCCTGTGTGTTATCGGGGTTGAACTTAGGTAAGGCTTCATGTGCAAATATGAATCCTTCTTGGTACATGTCATCTTTGTCGTAATAGCCAAAAGAAAAATTGGAAACTAGACTATTGAGTGACTTTTCAATCGCCGCCATCACTTCATCTTCGGTGTATCCTTCTGGCACGAACATTACGGCTTACCTGTAGGCTTAAGTTCTTCCCTGCTCAAGTTTGCGACCATGTCGATGTCAAGGTCAAAATCGACCAGGGTTATGTCTAGGCGGGTGCCCTTCTGGGGGTCAGACAACAATGAGAGGCGGCTTATTCCCTCAAGTAACTTCCCTGTTTCTACATCGACCACTTCCAAGTGAGTCGCCTTACTTTGGAGTTTAACCCTCATTGCTCATAACCTCCGATGCAATAGCAGCCTCTCCGTCACATGGTTCCGGGTCAGGAACATCCATGTCTTTTTCGATTTCTTCGTTGACACAAGGGCTTGCCTGCGTGTATAATAGAGAGGGGATAACTGGAGCTTTGGACCCACAGGCTTTACTGCGACGACAACTGCATGAACTCATAACTATCTCCCAAAAACAGGACAATTGATAAAGTGACCACCACTTTATTATACACACAGAAACAGCATTTTGTCAAGGAGAATGCCATGAATGAAGTTTGGAGCCAAATTGAGGAGCAATTCATTCGAGAGAATGTCGAGCGGCTGACGGATAAGCAAGGAGCAATGCAATTGAGTGAGATTGTTGGAAGGGTCATTTCAACGTATGCTTACCGAAAGAAACGTCAAAAGCTCGGCCTGAAAAAAGCCCACGGTCGTGGCGTAAGTAAACTAGTGCGGCAAGAGGTGGTGAGATGAAACAGCCCAGAGTGATGAGGAGCCCGAATGGTGGGGTGTTGAACATAGAAGTTTCATCACTCCACCTGGGCCTGACGGACTGCCGTGCTATTGCAGAGAACGGCTTATCTCCACAAGCAAGTGAATCTGATATGAGGGCGGCGCTCCAGCGAATCGTTGCGAAAGTGCGTGCTACGCTCCATTGCATAGAAGTCGAAAAAGAAATGGACGAGGTCTCGGACGTTCTGTCCACATAAACTGGTCCTTTCAAAACTGGACGTTTCAGGATTTTTTTGGCTTGCTTCTTCTAAACCCCGTGCGATTTTGGGGGGGTATCAAATACCTCCCAAGGGGGTTATAAAAAGCCCCCCCGCATTGTGCGGGGGGTGCCGACCCCCCCTGTGGTGGCCTATTCTGGTCAACCCGCATCGAGCCGAGCCCCCTCTCCAGGGGGGGAACCGCTCTGCTACCCACCCCCTCCGAGGTGGCCCCCCTACAGAAGCCGAAAACGGCGACCCCCCCACCCCCTCGCTTGGAAAATGGATTATTTTCCGAGAATTTTAACCCTATGGTACGTAACGACTTACGACGATTCGAGCCGGGGGGTATGGCCTAAATCACATTGGGTAAAATAGGGAAAGAATCGACGTAACCTCTTGTGTGCCAACACGTTACGAGTACCCCACCTTTGGGGCAATTTCCGTAGGGTAGAGGCTTGCGACGACGCAAGCAACACACCACCACCCAAAAGATGGAGACGGTAAAATGGCTAAGGTAGTGAAAATGGCGGAGTTGGTCGAAATTCTCAAAGCAGCCCCCTATCGGATGGACCCCCAAACGGGGGAGACGGTCGTCAATAAGGCGGGCGACCCCCGAAAGAGGGGTCTGCTCCGAATCGTGGTCAGGAAAACGGACGACCCCGCCCCCCGAAAGGGGGACAAGGGGGTCATCACCCGCATCCAAGAGGGGGGTCTGGAAGTTAATGCAGACTTTGAGAAACAACGAGCGAAGATGGGCCTACCCCCCATGACGGGGGAGCGCAAATGGGGGGTCCGCATCCCCAATACCCCCCTTGTGGAGCATAAGGGGAACCACTACTTGACCGCACGCCCAACGACCCCCCAAACGGGTGGTGCGGTTGGCGTACCGATGACAACCCGCTACGTCTACACCCAAACGGGGGAGGAAGTCCCCCCGGAAGAGGTAGACCGCATCGTCTTCTGCCGAGCGGACGGCATCCCCCTATCGGGGAAGCCAGCGGCCACCTATTGGGACTGGGCGCTGACTAAAATGGACTATGTCAAGGTTACCCTGGAGGGGGAGACCTACGAGTACACCCCCGAATAGGGGGTCGGTAGGGTAGTCCCCCCGCAAGGGGGGACGCCCGTCCTGCCCCCTCTGCGGAGGGGGTGAGACCGGCGTTACCCACCACCCCCCAAAAGGAGTAGACCATGAGAATCTCAGCCGAAAACGCCCTACTTGACCTAGCTTGCCAAAATCCCGAAATTGCCCCGTTTGCCTACTTTCAATTAGATGCCGGTCAGGCAGTAGACCCCCAAACTGGGGAGGCCCTGTTCCCCGAGTTGGAGGGGAAGCACACCCCCCTCTGGAACATTACCTCGAATGAGGGGGGAGCGGCCAAAGCGACAGCGGTTACCACCCGACAGAGGGAGGTCGAAGCCCACCGGCAGCGGGTCCAGGACATGGCTGATAGGGTGGCCAAGGGCCTGTCCCCCCTAGAAGAGGGGGAAGTCGAGCAGACCGAGACCCCCTCGGACGAGTGGGCCGACTTCTGGGGGGGTG